CATACTTCATAACCTAAACTATCTAAATATTCTAGCATCATCTTGGTTAAGTCACTTGCTGTTTTGTATGTCATATAAACGAAATTACATCAATTAATCGAAACGTATCATCTCAACGGTTGGAACTTTTACATATCTAACCCCTTCAACTATCTTAGTTTTACCCCATTTAAAATGTCTTCTTGCCTTTATTCTAAGCATCTCAGCCCTAATAAAGTAGATTCTATCTTTAAGGTCAAAGTTGATAGCAAAGAACTCGACTCTTGTATCAGCTATTCCACTAGGTTGACCATTATTCTCATATTCAAGCCACATATACTTCTGCTTTAAGGCTTTTGGCTGTTGGATAACTATAACCTTTGTGTTCCTAGCAAACAATAACAATGCCTGATAAGTACCATCAGCAGCCTTAGCTTGTTCTATGTCGAACTTGCGAGTATTCTTATAGTTTCTATTTAAGTCCACTTCTTCTAGGTAGTTTTAGTTTCTTAACGTAAAAGTATAGTGTTCTAGTACCCATACCTATACCAACCGCTATATCAGTAACATCGTTAAATCTAGCAGTGTCATACCATGCTCTTTTAATGATTCGTTCCTTCATATTCTCTATGTTAAGGTCTTCGCCTTCTATATATTCTACATCACAAGGTTTTTGCTTTAGTAGTTTCATAGGTTATTTGTTTTGATTAAGTATAAATTGTTTTACCCAATTTGCACCATCTATAAATCCATAGTTGTATTCATCTATTCTGTCATATGGGCTATCTGTTTCACTTTCTTCTATCTCCTCATCACTTGGTAGTTCTATTGGTTTTAGTCTATCAATAACATCTTGCATAGGACAATCACTCCAGCTTATTATAGCATTTCTTAATTGTTTTTCTGTTAATAGGTATATTTTCATAATTTATAGTTTATAGTCTTCAAATGTGGTTGTTTCTCCAATAAATCTAACGGCTAAATTTCCCGTCTTGCCATGTCTGTTTTTTTCTACCTTAACGATAACTAGGTCATCAGGGTCATATTCTTTGCCTCCAATAGAAACTGGTTCTTTCATTTCGTAGTAAGATGGTCGCATAAGCATAATAACAATGTCAGCGTCTTGTTCGATGCTACCAGATTCTCTAAGATCGGATAACATTGGTAGCTTATCAGCCCTTTCTTCTACTTTACGACTTAACTGCGATAAGGCGATGATAGGTACTTCCAACTCTTTTGCTAAGGCTTTAAGGCTTCGGCTGATGTTACTAACCTCCTGCTCTCTGTTTTGGTTTGCTTTGCCTTGTCCACTCATAAGCTGTAGATAGTCTAGGAATATAACCTTAATACCATACTTCTGCTTAAGAATAGTAGCCTTAGCTCTGAGTTGTGAGATACTGATTCCTCCAGTATCTTCTATGTAGATGGGTGCTGTTATTATTTTGTCATCTGTCTTTAAAAGTAGCTTCCTTTCGTAATCATTCAAATTATTCGTTCTAAGGCGTTTTAAAGGCACTTGACTCGTTATTGACTCTAACCTTTCAACAAGCTGTTCGGAGCTCATTTCAAGGCTAAAAATAGCCGTAGGGACGTTATTTAGGATAGCTAAGTGATAAACACTTGAAAGCATCATTGCAGTCTTACCTGCTCCTGGTCTTGCAGCTATGATACATAGGTCAGGTTTACACCAACCTGCTATAGTCTTGTTTAGTTCATCAAAACCAGTATTAAATCCTAAAAGTTCGCCATTACTTGCTAAATCCCTAGCAAAGTTGATAGCCATAACTACGTCTGTGATGCTTTTTTCGTAGATATTACCATATTCAAGTAAACCTATAAGTTGACTATTTAGCTCTGAAAGTAAATCTATAGATTGACTATCGTTGTCTAAACATTCATTTTCAGCTATTTTAAGCACTTTATAAGCTTCACGCTTCTTATACATCTCAATAACAATCTCAATATGAGTGTTTAAATGAGCAGTTGTAGTTACATTATCAGTCAACTTAGATAGGTAATAAGCTCCACCATTGTCTTGTATGTCCTTATCTTGGGAAAGTTTTTGAGCTACAGTTGTAAGATCTATAGATATGTTAGTATCATACATTTCCTTAATAGCATTAAAGATTTTTTGGTGCTTTAGATCATAGAATATGTCAGTTTTTAGATGACCAATGACTAATGGTATAGACCTTTTGTCTAAAAGCAATGCACCAAGTATGTTAGATTCAATATCTAATGCTTTTGGTAGGTTTATAGCTATCATAATTGATATAATTTACCATAGTTTTTAATAGTCTTTTGTATTGACCTAATTTCTTTTTGAATCTTCTTTTGTAGTATCATGTATGATTTAGCTAACCAATTGAAATTTTTATCTTCTAATTCTTTTCTCATTTCTTCTAATCGTACATATTTAAACTCTAAGTCAATTATTCTATCTTCAAGTCTATATACTTCCATAAAAACTCTATTATTGAATGTATTATCTAATTTTACATTGGCAATCATGCTATTTTCAGTTATTTTAATTTTACCAACAGTTCCGATAGGTGTCATTATTTAAGTTTTATTTGTGTAGTTATTTTGTTTGTAGGTACTTGGTTAAATTCCTTTGGCTTAATTATCTCATCATAGAATGATTGGTTATTTAAGTAGGTATCAGGATTCTTTCTGTATTGTTTATCAGGTTGTGCTATTATGTATTCTTTAGTATGCTTAATAGCTTGTGTTCTTTGATTGTCAGTTAGTTTATTCCATTTAGACTCTAGTTTAGTCTTACTACCAACCTTCTTATCATATAAATCCCACCATGTATTGAAGGATATATTAAGTATTAATTCTTTTCTATTAATAACTATATTATTATGTGCCAGTTTTCTGGCTGAGGGGTTAGCCAGTTTTTCGGCTAGGGTAGTAGTCTTTTCTGGCTGAGGCATATGTGGTATTTCTAAGTTGATAACTAAAGACCTAAAATCAAAATCTCCATTAGGTTTTAGTTTTATTATCCTGCCTAAAATACCAACCTCTTCTAATTTCTTTAAGTGATCCTTAATTGTAGATTCAGAACAATCCAAACATTCCCCTAAATACTTGTTAGATGCAAAGCAATAACCCCTTTCGTTCATTAAATTAGCTATTAAAGCTATTAATAGTTTCTGCTTATCAGTCAAAGTCTTGCTTAATAAGACTGACGCAGGTAATGGTGCAAACCAATTATGATTCATAAAATAAAAGTGCCCTATCAAGTTCCCCCCAGTCGGATTGGGGGTTCATATCAAGGGCAATAAGTTCTTAATGAGTATCCGACACTCACGACAAATATACTATTTATCCTTAACTATCCTAAAAATGACATCTCTGTTCCTTGTATTCCTTGCTGCATGAGCTAAAGATTTAAACAATACTTCACTTTTATCGTCAACATAAATCATCCTCACTGGTACTGAGTTCTCTAATCCTGCAATCTCCATCATATATTCTTGAATTTACTAATTATTGTTAAGGTTACAAATAGCAATATTGCTAATGGTACTGATATTAGTACAAAATATACTAACTCATATATGAATATTAGCCTTTTTTTCATTGGTTATTTAATTTATCATACATCATTTTTGCTTGTTTAACCAATAATATCAATGATTTAAGCTTCTCAATATCTAATGTTATATGGCTATAACCTTCTGTATTTATCTTTATATAATCTGGTTCTTCAAATGTACATTTATATTCATCTAATTCACAATCTACAATAGTAGTGCTTATAGTATATTCATCTAATGAAAGTTTTTTGTTATTAGGATATAAATAATCTTCAATGTTTTTTTTCATAGTTTGTAGTTTAAAAAAACCACCCCAAGTTCCCGTAATTACTATCTTGGTTAAAAATATTTAATTTCTTGAGGTGGTGGAGGATTTTTATTTCTTTAAGCTAATTTTAAAGGTTGTAGTACTAATTCTTGGTGCTGGGTGTACGACTTCTCCTGATTCGGGATCAACCATAGCTGTTGGCAATGTTCTAAGCATCTTTTCCCTTTCCTTTAGAGCAAACTTCATCGACTCTAATTGGTCATTCATTTTGCTCCAAGTATAGTCTTGGTCATAGATGTACTTAACGCCTGATTCAAACTTAGCCATTTCGCTACCTAAGACCTCAGCCTTGCCGCCAGGATACTTACTAAGCTCATCTAGTACTAATTCTTTTAAATCGGCTCTAATGCCTTCTAAAAGCTGTACAACAGCCTCTGACTTAACAAGCAACTCCAATGGTGATTCTCCTGTCTGCGTAAAGTGGTCTACTATCTGCGACTTGATAAGCTCAATAGCAAATTTGTTCGGTTCTATAGAACTAAGTTCTACTTTTGGTAATAATTGTAAACTCATGTTATTTAAGATTTTCTTTTTTCATTTTTAATACCTTCATTAGTGTTTCATCAGCATCAAATGTTTGCTTATAAGTATAATAAACATCAGTCAATTGCTTCACTTTAGTACATTGTGCTATTTCCATCATAATCTCCTCTCTAGTTGGCTCTTCTTCTACGATTTCAGCTACAACTGTTTGTATTGGCTTAGAGGGTTTTTTTGGCTCTTCATGTACAAAGTCCATCTCTTCAGCAGGTGTCGCTTCAAATCCAGCCGCTTTCATCAACCATGCTAACTGATTACGGAATGCTTTACCTACTGCTCTAGTCTGTGCCATAGATAGAATAGCATATTCATCAAAGAACTTTTTGCTACCCTCTTTGTTAGAGCATATTGCTATACCTACTGACACTAACTTATTGTCTTGGTACGATCTAACTTCACAAGTAGCCATGTACTTAACTTCTGTTTCACTAGATAAGTCTTGTACGCTTGTAATGATAGGGAATAAGCCTAGTGAAGCTCCAGCCATCTGCCATGCTTCTACGTTACAATAGTCCTTGCCTTTGATGTTAGATACTAAGTGTGCATCCTTTACAAAGCGTTTAAGCTCGTTAGATAAAGAAAGCATAGAATCCTTATTTACCATTTGGTAGCTAGGAGTCTGAATTTGGGTGTTAGTTGTTTGTAATTCCATTTGTTAATTGATTTTTTTGTGTGAAAAATGTTGCAGGTCTAATAGGGAACTGCTCCCACATCTTAACTATAGCGTCCATAGTGTCAAAACTAGATTGGCTGTAGTTCATGTTGTGAATAATCTTAGCGACAAAGATTTTTTTGTCTGTTTCGTTCATGTGTGCGAATGTTGATAGCATAATGTTTAGTTTGATGTTAAAATATTTAGTTTTTTGTTATTGGTGTGTAGTCCTAGTATTTGTTGTACCTCTTGAAACTGAGTCTTATAAAACTTGATGCAGTCTATATCGTTTTGGAATGTCATAATGCCATGTATTACTGTTGTGTGATCTCTATCAAATGCCTGACCTATCTCTTTTAACGTCATCGAAAAATAACGTCTAAAAATAAAGTAGCACATATTTCTAGCAAACACTAACTGCTTACTTCTATTTGGTGTTAGCACTAATAGTCTATCAGCTTTCATAACATCACATACTGTCTTAATAACTTGCTCAAATCTTACCTCTCTGTGTTTTAGTCCTGGCATAACGTAATAGCTTATTTCTGATGCTCCCATATTTGGTTTTTAAGTATTTCAAGTTTTTTGTTATAGAAGGTTTTTATTAGCTCTGTCATCTCGTAATCATTGTTCTTTAGTCTTGTTTCTATAACATATCGACTATAGCCTGTAATCTCCATAATCTTTTTCATGTCGCCATATTTCATTAGGCTTTTGTAATCTGTAATCTCTAGCATTTGTTTGTGTTTTTAAAGTGATTGATATGTCTGTCTATTCCCTGAACTGCGGCATCTAATGAGGCGTAATAACTTGCTCTCCAGTAATACCACTTGCCATGTAGGATTTGGTTATCCCAAGTGATATACATGCCTTTGTAGGTGTATTGTTTCGACATTCTGCCATTACTGTTTACATAGGTAAACTCTTCTTTGATACCTTTTTTCTTTTGCTCTAGGGTTAGTTTCAACATTGTTTTTGGTTTATTCCTCTTGTGAGGGTTTTTGATAGTTTTTTGTTTCTAATACTTCTGTTATTCTTAATGGAATACCATGACTAAGTTTCTCAAATATGGCATAAGCCTTATCCTTATCCCTGTTAATTGAGCCACTAATTAAAATACCTTCCTGTTTTGTGTAGTAGATGGTATCGTTTAATAATAGGTCTGTTTCTTGTACAAATTCGAATTTCATGTGTTGTTTGTTTTATTTGTTAAGTTTTTGGTGTCTTGTAAAATAGGTTTTTGGATCGCCTATTTTGACTTGGCTCATATTCCTCTCGTATTCCACAGGATGAATGCAGGTTTTTGTCTGATGGTTGTAATAGGCTTGTTCGCCTTTGTCGATGATTGTGCCAGTAATACCGCACTTCATCTGGTAGCTGAGTGTGATTAATTCGTGCATGGATTTTTGTTTTGTTTATAATTGTTTTGTAAAATTAGTAGTTTTTTGGATATCTTTAGAAGTTTTTTGCTAATATTTTGTTAAATGATGCAAGACTTTAGTATCTCATAACAAAGG